CACTAAGGAGTCGGAGTGTTCTACTCCAACGTCGCGCCTCGCGTCAAGAAGATACGCCTAGATGAGTGGTTTTGCCACGCATGCAACCTTGATGTTGCTAAGTACCTGAGGCAGTGCCCTTCTTGCGGCGCAAGGCGCGAACACTAGTCACCAATTCAACTGAGGAGGTAAGGCATGGCTGCAACTGTTGCTGTCACGCGCATGACCGTCCCCGGGGATCGGCACCTCGTTGAGGCGGTCATTACCGGAGATGCTTCGTACGCTACGGGTGGGTACGCTGTTACCCCGTCCACGTTCGGTCTCACCCAGATCATCCAGGCGATCATCCCTGCTGGCACGTCTGCCGGTACGGTGGCTGTCTGGGACTCGGTGAACTCGAAGGTGCTGTTCATCGTCCAGAACACGGGTGCTGAGGTTGCGAACGCGACCAACGTGTCCGCTCGTGCCGTCCCGGTCTTCGTCTGGGGCTACTGAGCTAGATGGCTGCGACAGTCACTGACCAGCATGCTCTCCTCCCTGGTGACAACCGGGTGGGGATCATTGCAACGGTCACGGGAGACTCGAGCTACACGACTGGCGGGTATGCGGTCACGCCTACCCAGTTCGGTCTCACGACCATCTACGCGATGGTAGCTGCAGGCATGTCAAACGGCCGGTATGCCCAGTATGACGCGACCACCGGTAAGGTCGTGTTCTACGAGCGGGCAACTGGTGCCGAGACCACGGCTGCGACGAACGTGACGACCAATGTCATCCCAGTGATCGTCTACGGCGTCTAACAGGAGGTAAACGTGGCGCGCTACAAGTCGCCACTGGCTCACGGGGATCCGAACGATGTTCGGTTCACTCCCGCTGAGCTAGCTGAGATGTGCGCGCCCGTAGCACAGAAGATGGCGTGGTTCGTGTCCAAGGGGTACGAGCCACACCTCTACCAGATTCTCTTCCATGCGATGCGGACGGGCGATGAACTGACCCGCTTCCGCAATCTCGTCGCGGGACGTCGTGGTGGTAAGACGCTCTCTGCAGCATGGGAGACTCTGTTCTACGCGCTGTTCCCGGAGGTGTTCCACTGGCATGCCCACCAGCAGGTCAAGGACACCCCCTTGTGGATCTGGATCGTCACCGCTGACTACTCGGCGGGACGTCCGGCTCTCCTCACCTTCCGCCAGGTCCTTGACCAGGCTGGACTGGTGGCGGGAGTGGACTACAAGGAGAACCGGGGGCTGCGCTACTTCGAGTTCGCTAACGGCACGCTCGTCGAGTTCAAGACGGCTGACAACCCTGAGAGCCTCCGCGGCTCGGGTCTCGACATCCTCTGGCTCGATGAGGCAGCGTTCATTCCGAACAACGAGGCGTGGCTTCGTCTCCGGCCTGCGCTGTCCGACAAGCTCGGGTTGTCTATCACGACAACTACGCCTAAGGGTAAGAACTGGCTCTACGAGGAGTTCTGGACGGGTCCCTCTGTTACAAACCCCAAGGTCGGGTCAGTGGAGTACGTCTCCATCGATTCTCCTTACTTCCATGTGGAGGAATGGGAAGAGGCTGCGAGGACCTACCACCCGATCATGTTCAAGCAGGAGTACATGGCGTCGTTCGAGGCCCACGTTGGCCTCGACCTCCACGGCGAATGGCTCCACTACTACGAGTCTTCTGATCTCCCCGTGCGCGAGGATGATCCGACGAAGTACGATCTACAGCTGTTCATCGGTGTAGACCCGGCCGTCTCCCTCGCGGAGACAGCTGACCGGTTCTCGATGGCCCTGATCGGGGTCTCTAACGACAATCGGTACGTCTACCTCCTCGAGCAGTACGCTGGGCGGATTGACTTCCCTGATCAGGTTCAACTGATTGAGGAGTGGCACCGCAAGTACCGGCCACAGCTGATCGGCGTTGAGAACGTCGCGTATCAGAACTCTCTGATCCAGCAGCTGATGAGGCTCTCGAGCTTCCCGCCGGTCATCGGTCAGCCTGCGAAGGGCAAGAAGTTCGAGCGCATCCTTGCGATGTCGCCTCTCTTCAAGATGGGCCGGGTGCTAGTCCGTGCAGACCATAGGGACTTCATTGAGGAGTGGATCAACTACGACTCCAGCCTCAAGAACCCCAATGACGACTGTCTCGACGCTGTTGAGATCGCTCTGCGAACGGCGGGCATTCTGCTCCCCGATCTCGCTCCTGTTGGTCTCTTTACAAACAACGGCCCAGCCGCTGACCTCGATGAGCTTGCTCAGAGGAATCTACCCGGTTCCAAGCAGAACCAGCGGGTAGACGAGCACATGGGCGAAATGTGGTGAACAATGAAGTACGTCACTGGCACACTGCTGCCTCCGAACATGTGTCTCATCTGCGAGGAGTCGCCCCAGGACATGGGGTACGTTGACACCTTCCGTGAGATTGATCCCGACCACTTCACGAATCTGTCGGGTCGCAAGTACGTCTGCACCGCCTGTATCGACCAGATGGCTCACCTGTGTGGTTACGAGCACTCGTCCCTGGCCCGTGAAGCCGAGGACTTCCTGATCCGCTACCGGCAGAAGGTTGTCGAGACGGCTCAGCAGTTCGGTGCTCTCTCGAGCAAGGTTCTCGAGACGTACGGTGAGCTTCCGGCCAGCGCGCTGGACCACTCTCCTCCGACCACCGAAGAGGTAGTTGCTTCTGCACCCAAGGAGAAGGCAAGTGCGAAGTAAGGAGCCGATGGTTCCCATCTCCGTCGTGAAGGAACTGATGGAGATGCACAACGCGCACCTGACGAAGGTGACCGAGGTCATTGGGAAGCATCTCGAGCGGGCAGCTGAACTCTATGAGCGTGCGCTCAACCCACCGGCTTCGCAGTACCAGACCATTCCGCAGTCCACTGGCCTGCCAGGGCACATCTCCGAAGAGGAGGCTGAGCTTCACTGGCAGCGCGAGGCGGGCGTAATCGACCATGACACGCTCCAGTCTGAACTCAAGAGGCTGGGGATCGACGTCAACATCACTGCATAACGAGGGGAGGTGACCGTGGCTGAGGCTACGAAGTCGTACGAGAGTATCAATGACCTCTCTGACGTGAGTGATCTCAAGAAGAAGTTCGAGTCGCTTCATCAGGCACGGCAACTCCGCGAGCGGCAGTGGCGTCTGAACCTGGCGTGGTACAAGGGCCGACAGTACACCTATACGAACCGCTTCACCCATCGCGTCGAGGCTCTGCCTACCGAGGATGGGGACAAGCCGAACTACATCATCCGGCTGGTCGCGAACCAGATCCTCCCGAACTCACAGAACCTGCTGGCTCGTCTCACGAAGACGAAGCCGCAGATGTCGTGCGTTCCAGGGTCAGGCGACGATCAGGCTCTCAAGGCTGCTCAGATGGCGCAGGATGTGCTCGACAACACGTGGGATGAACTCGAGCTTGACGACAAGCTCCAGGAAGTCCTGCTGTGGTCGATCATCTGCTCCCAGGGCTACTGGAAGATCACGTGGGACAAGCAGGCTGGCAAGCCGATGAAGTTCGTGATCAACCCGCAGGACGGGCAGCCGATCACAAACGAGTCGCTCAAGGAGTT